TTTGTGGCTTGAGCGCCATCAATGCGCTGGAATGGAAAAAACTCACCACCGACGTTATCAAACACCTCAATAGTGTGGCGGTTTAAAACATAGACTTCATTACGAAGTTTGATTAGACCAACAATAGGATCGGGATCGACTTCTGAAGAGCCATATTTAAGCGGATTCACCTCAAATGGATTATTTAACTCAGTGACAACAATGTTGTTGCTATCACTTGTCATGAAATAGCCATCTACCCAAATCACATCATGCACAGCGCCTAGATTAGAATCAGTGACTTGCTTAAGTGTGCCGTTGTATAAATAAAGGGCATTTCCTGCATTGATAGCTAGATAATCAAATGAATAATCAAATGAACATAACCCGCCTGATTGCACATTACCAATCTCTGTAATTTGACCAGATGCCGTGATTTTTACAAACTTGGTGCCGCAAACTCGATAATGCTCACCGCGCCAAACAATACCACCGCGATCTATACCAGGTAGGTCTGCAACATGATTAATACCTTCAGCTGGTCTTAAATACCCTGCTGAAATCCCCTGTCCTTTTGGTACTGGAATCAGGTTGACAGGGTAAGCTGTGCGAAAATCAGAGTTATTGTCAGTATAGATTCCATCCAAAATAGGGATTTGCATATTTACCCCACTCGATACCAAGTGTTTGAGAGCTTGTCATACTTCAATTTAAAGAAGCCATTTGCAGCCAAGGCATTTGGCGCACCAATCACAAGCGCATTATTCCCATCAACCGAGAAGTTATTCACCTGTTGAGAGCACGTTACCAAGACAACTTGCCCATCTGTAACCCCATAACGTTCTGGGAGCTTAATTGATCCGGTCGCAATGCTTACAGATGGATTAAGAATCAAATATGTGCCAACTTCATGATTCTCGATATTGAGTGTGAAATCCGCATTCGGGTTAAAGTGCTGCACAAGCAAGGGGGATTGATTAACCTGAATCCCTTCTTTTACTTTTTCAACTAACAAATCAACTGGCGCACCGCGATAGTCCTGATTGTTTGCACTCCAAAGCACAACTGAATCATTTGGACCAATGCGATCCGTAATATTTAATCGTTTATTCATTTGTGAAACTCACTGATGTGTCGGGAGCAAATACTGTTTTGGTAGGTGTCTTTTCAACAAAAGGTAGACATTCACCTTTGTGACCAGCACCACGCGGTAAAGATGGATCAAGCCGAACTCTTGGTGGATTGCTAAGCATGGCTAATTGAATCGTTTCAAATGCATCTTTTGCCATAGCTTTTAGTTCAATAGGAGCAGTCTTGCCAAATGAACCAGCAAGTCGAATTGCTAGATTCAAACGCACCGCTTCAACCGCATAATCTGGAATATGTGTTTCCTCATCCAGATCGCCACTCTTAGCACTTGAACCCAATGGATAACCAAATCGAATATCTTTTGCATCCCATAAGCCCATCATGGTATCAAGCTTGCGTTTAGCACTCTCAACCTGCTCTGGCTGCATATCAAATACATAAGATGCAAGTCCCAGCTCTTCGAGAGCCTGCTCAACAATCTGTCTTTTTGTCCAGGACATCTGACACCTCGCTTTCTTCAAACATGCTAAATAAGTCCTGAGCAATGCGCTGAATTGAATAAGCTTCAAATTCAATGCTTGGCTCATCCTCACCCATCAGCTTTTTAATTCGCTGCCAGATATGCACAGCCTCATGCAATAAAAGCCCATGGATCATAATCAATGTTCTTTCACTGCAATCACCCAGCTGAACAACGCAATGTTTGCCACCGTCGTAATAATCAACCTGAGCACCAGTACCCAAATGCAGAAACTCTTGTGTATCACCAACATCATCGAACAGTAGATCAAATTGATCTTGATTGCGGACTAAAGTGTATTTCGAGTGTTCAAAAGGTGAGATATACCATTCAGGCACATAGTTATTACTGATCATGCTGGCAACCTTAGATGATTAAGATTAATCTTCTGACTCAAGCACTAAATTAATTAATACTGGCTTACCATCACGTGCACCGTATTCAACTTTTCGCTCATCAAGCAATTTACGCAGCTCATCGGCTGGCATATCTTCAACTTGTTTAAAGCGTATCTGCTTGCGTAGCTCTTGGTTTCCTTTTAGAGCTTCGACCAATTCTTCTTTTAACTGAGTATTTTCTTTTTCAAGACTTTGAAGTTTATTGGTACCAATAACACCATTTGGCTTGGATTCAAATTTTGGCTCAGGCAAATCACTAAAGCTTACCCAACCAGAATCAAGCAGTTTTTTTTCCGACTCTTCACTCGATGCGGTTTGGTATTCGTAATCTGTTTTATTGCCCTTGTAGAGCATTTTTGGATAATTCGACATTTTCACTACTCCAAAAATGACGACGCCCGCATATAGCGGNNATTTGTCGTCATGGTTTTGTTTTAGGTCTGATTTTCTAGCATGATGCCAGCTAATTCAGGGTTAAGCACTTCCACGTTCGCCCACACAAATAAACGGTAGTTAGCTGCCAATGTATCGACGTTAGAGTCGGATAACATAACGATTTGAATACCACTATCTGTAGTCGCTTTACGAACACGCTTACCTGAAGCTTCAAACGGCTCAGTATTGAAGTCAGCATGCACAATTTCAATCGCTGATTTTTCGTAGAACACGCTTGCTGCTGTGGTCTTTTTGTTCAGGATGGTGATTGCTGCATCAGCTGCCGCACCAGTTGTTACGTTTGCATAAGCTTTTTTGAGCTGCTGCGGTGCCATCTGCAGGAACGATTGCAGGTGAAATTTGTCCAGTTACCACCATTGATTTGCAAGAATACGGAAANTNTNNNGCTGTCCAGTAGACTGTTTGTTGATATGACCAACCGCATACACACCCGCGATTGTAAACACATCACCAGCCGCAGCACCTGTACCAGTTTTAACTGCTAAAGTTTGAGTACGGTTGTCAGCAGGGATGCCATTCACATCAGCAGAAACTGGCGTGTATGACTGCGCACCACTTACCAAATAACCAGTGCCTGCAGAGCCAGTAATTGATTTACCGTAATCAACACGGAAAGTATCAAAGCCTGCAATCGGTTGTAGCGTAGAGCGCTGGTATGCGTTCATTGGTGCTGTGTTCATTGTTTGACGTGCAGCAAGGTTGCCAGCAATGTTTTTCGCCATACGTGGATTTAACAACATGATACGCTCGCCACGAGTCGCTTGTTGCTCAAGCATAAGCGCATCGGCTTCTGCAGCATCATCGTAAGTGTCGATTGCACCTGCGTTGATTACAGCCAAAGTACCACGCTCTGCAACACGATTAGCAACCAATGTATCCAACTTATTAGAAAGCAAGATATTTGATGTTTTAACGATATTGTCAAAAGCATACGGGTTGTTAAGGTCTACACCTGTCAATTTAACTGGCACGTTACGGATGTGTGATTCAGTCAAAGTAGCTGGAACGGTAAGCTCTACCAGATCCTTGTACTGACCAGAGATATCGCGACCATCAACGATTTCTGTCATCAAAGGCATTGGACGGTGGAAAGTCTGACCATTCAAAGCAAGTGCTTCAGCAGGCGCTTTGTATTGAGAAACATTTTTAGAGCTGATATTGGTTGCATCAAAGCCAGCCACAACATCATCAAAGAAAACATCAATTTTTTTAGCAAATGAGTTCGCCATAAGTATTCACCTTATTTCTGTAAAGATTTTTTGTATTTAATCAGCTCGGTACGATCACCAGTTTTCGCTGCTTTTGCTTCGAGTTGCGCTAACTTTTGATCTACCACGCCAGACAAGCCAGCCGATCCGCTAGGTTTTCGCTCTGGTTGAGTTGATGGTTTACGAGTTTGGATTTTCATTTGAGAGTCCAGTTTTGCTGCAGCAAAGGCGAATTGAATTGGGTCTGTAATTTCGGAAAGCTCTTGCGCTTTCTTTGGGTTTTTCCCCAAGTGGTACAAGATCAATTCAGGATTTTCGGCAGCATGAATCAAAATGCCCTGCTGGGTTGCTGTGAGTTTGTCTTTTGCAGCTTCTTCTATTTCCTCAAAGTCACGAACTTTGGATGCTACACTTTTGACGACGCTCTTCATAGCTTTGCATTTTGGCCTGCCAAGCCTGTTGCGCTTGCTCTTCTTCAGCCTGCTTTGCTGCCTGTTGCTGTTCAACTTGGCGCTTGCGTTCATGCCATTGTTCAACTGCGCTTTCAAATTGATCTTCGTCATAATCAAAGTCGGCAAGCTTTGGTTTAGGCCCAACTTCAATTGGTTTTTCGGTTGGTTTAGCCTGTTGCACCTGAGCTTCTAGCTCCTTGATGCGTTTTCGCGCTTCCCGCTCTTTTTTGCGAAGGTCTTTTACCCATGTTGGCGCTGGTTTGCCACTAAAGTCGTCCTCATCGGATGGCTCTGGCTCTTCATCGCCCACCGTAATAACAAACTCTTCATCTTCAGACATCTCATCATCAGATTGTTTTGCTTCATCTTGGGTTTCTTCTGAATTTTCCTGACTTTCATCTTCCTGATTGTCTTCAATCGGGTCAATGTTGTCTTCTTCATCCAGTTCTGTGCGCAGGTCTTCAATTGACATATTGCATTTCCTCGTTCTGTATAGGCTGAACGGTTGCCTGTTGTGGTTGCATACCTAGTTGGCTAATTGCCTCAAGCACTGCTTGTCGCTCGTCCATATCTAGGCGTGTCATTAAATCTATTGCTTTAGCTTTAGTTTCTTCTGCTCTTGCTATCGCAAGTTCAGTGTCTGCCTGTGCTTTAATTGCGAGTGATTTATTCTTTTCAGCTTCTGATTGTAGATACAGCGTATTTGCATCAGGCTGCTGATTCTGAGCTTCTTGCGCGAGTTGCTGAGCTTCCTCTTTAGTCGGCTCTACAACACCCATACGCAGTAATTTCTTGCGGTAATATTCACGAACTTCACCAACACCTTCGCCCTCCATATTCATCATAATCATGGATGACAAAACTTGCTGGTCCATTGGATCGGCTACCAAAGGAAGCATGTTGGTTAGTGAGCGTACCGTTGCATTGCGCTTACTGGTCGATGTTGGTCCAATGTCGATTGCGACATCAAACTTAGCTTTGGTTAAGTCATTTGTATGCTCAACTTCACCTGAAGTTGGGTTGTAAACAGGCTTAAATAACTCGATTGAGTCGATCTCGTCCTGATTGCCTACCGTCTTCATTGTCCGACCATCTTCAACATAAAGTTCAGAAGCCATAGACAGCCAAATTTCACCTGATCGACGTACAGCCTTGGCAAAGTTCGAAATGTAGATAAAAGACTGCATATCCAAACGGTTTTGAATCATCTCGATTGCAACACCGCTGGTATTTGAAACAATCTCATCGCCTGATTCTTGATTACCCAGAATGTCTGATAAATCTTGTTCAGTAACTTGAAGCAAAGCACCCATTGCGGGCGGTACACTTGGCGGCTTGGTGTAAGCCACTGGACCTTGAGCAACAACATTGCCCATTGCATCTTTAAGCGGATGAGCCAATAGGAACGGATAGTTCTCAATATTGTCATTCGCCCACATGTGCTGAACACCAGCAACCTGTTCAGGTGCGAGAATAGGCTTCTCAACACTGGACATGGCACTAAGTTCACCCAGCTTAGATAACTGCATGTTCTTCAGTCGCTGAGCATCCTTACAGAGCCGCACATGACCCATGCAACGCTCTACGTTGTCGATATACCAGCGTTTGCCATACACAGGCACGATTGGAATATGACGACCAGCGATATAGCCATAATCCTCAAGAACACCAAGACCAGACATAAGAAGCTTGCGAACACGCTTGCGCTCAAAATCTCGGACACGAACCTCTTGCGCGCCAGTTGCATTTAATTCATCAAGAATGCTTGGTTCTTCTTCAAGTTGTTCTGCTGTATATCGTTCTTCAGAGCCATCAATTAAGCGGAAAATGTGAATCTTCTCTTTAACTTTTTCGACCTTGTAGTATTCAGCGACATAAACAGAATCTTTTGATGCCCAATCAAAGTGACTATTGCTAATGGTTTTATCCCAAGAAGATGGGTCTTGATCTTCACCAAACTCTTCTTTGAATGCATCACATGACATTGAAGTCAAAACAAAGCAGTATTTCGCATCTGCTTTATCCTGGCGTTTAGCATCAGGATCAAAGAAAACACATGTATCAGCATCAAAAATAGGTTCTATTCTGATTCGCTGATGCTCGTTCTCTTCATCGTCCTCATCTTCATATTCAGCACGTAAACGCCAAGCACCAAAGCCACCACCTACCGCCTCCTCAAATGCATTGTCATAAGCTTCATCTGCACATGAGTCTTGTTCATCTGCACGATAAAGCTTTGCGCAGGTATCAGCCAAGTCATCATTGCTCACGCCATCTTTACTAATGAAGTTCACACCAATGCGGTTATTGCGATATTCATTGATAATACGAATGACAGCCAAGTGAATCTTATTGACTTCAAATTTAGGCTTATTTTCAAACTGTTCGCCTAACTTGCCTTCCCATTGAGCACCAGCAATAGAATAAAAACGACGATCCTCTAAGCACTGTTGACGTTCATCAGCAACAGCACATTGAGCTTTATCAAATTGTTTCTTTGCGGTTTCGTGGATTTTGGCAAGTCGATCTGTTTTATCAGTCACGACTTGACTCCATTTGATTACCAACGATTGATTGTTGGGATTGGGTTAATTTCTACTTGCTGCGGTTGGCACATTTTATTGATATTGATTGCACCTTCGCCGAAAGCATCCGAACTATGCGAAGCCCAGTCATGCACTGGCGTTGCCTTAAATTGCTCTAGTTTGTCGTTAAATTCACGACGATAGTTTTGTAATGCACGAATACCGTGTTTGCACTTTTCAGCATCAAACCAACAATTCTTCAAGAATTGCCGTGTTGCTTCGATACGATCTTCAACACCAAGCCTTGCGCCTTTACTCATTCGATAGCCAAGATTAGCCATTGTTTGTTCACGACTCACACCACTGGAAAGGTCCCGCGCTGCAATATCATGTGGAGCGAAGTGTTTTTCATAGCGATAACCAAAGCTTTGCGTTTTCTCATCAAGTATTCGTGCGTAATGTGCCAATGGCTCATTGTTTGCTTCGTAATGATCAATCGCTCGGACTTCTTTACCATAAATCTGAAAGAACCAAATTGCGGTAGGGTCAAGAATCCCTAAATCCCACGATGTATAAACAGGCAAATTAGGGTCATGCGGAACTCTGCAGATACGGTTTTCACGCTTAATCTGCTCAAACTCCGCCTTGTAGATTGCGCCATCTGCAATTTCTTTTGGTCTACCCAACCAGATATGTTCATACTGATCGTAGTCATCCGCTTTCATCTGTTCAGCTAGTGCAATCAACTCAGATGGGCATTCTTTGTTGTCTGTGTAATTGATCTGCACCACAACAGTGTCGTCACGTTCACCAAGCACGTATTGCGAATAAACAGCGTCACTTGGCAGCTTTGGGTTCATTGACATGATAACCATTGGCTTAGAGGTACGAACAACTGTAGGAATAAGAATAGACAATGAGAACGAGCTAACCGTCTGCGCTTCCTCAATCCACGTAATTGTTGCACCCTCGAATGACTTAACCGATTCGACTGTATGATTCAGCAAGCCAGCAAAGCTAAACTCAGTGCCGTTAATGCCACGTATTTCTGTTTCTAAGATTTGATAGAAGTGACCTAAGCCTAATGCAGCAATGCGATCTGACAATAACTTATGCACAGACTGCTTAATTGATTTCTGAACTTCACGACAGCAGAGAATACGATGCTTTTGTTTTGCACCCTCGATCAACAAAAAGTCTGCAATTTCCCAAGACTTACCACCACCACGACCACCGTGATAAACGTAAAACAGCTTGTTGTTCTTCTGGTGCATGTAAAGCGGCTTAAACTTAATCGGTACTCGTTTCTCCATCATTTTCGAATACCACCTTTAAACTTAAATCAATTGGACCGCCATCTTTGCCTGTATGTTCAATCACTTGCTTATCCAGTCCGAGCAATTTAGCCTTGCCCATTGTTGCAGATACAGCAGCAGACACTTGCGGGCGCTCACCCTCAAAAGCTGCCTGTCTTGCTTCTTCCAGTTCAAGCAATAGCGAATCAACCGTGATGTTGTGGCGCTTCGAGTGCTCTTTGCGAATCTGGTCGAGCCTTGCCGTAATCTTGCCGTTATCCAAAAGCTCTTTGGCTTTGCGGTTTACGGTATTTTCATTCATCGAATCAGCATCATAAGACTGTCGATATGCTTCAGAGGCATTGCCAAGCTCAATATATAGCTGGCAAAAACTCTCCTGCTTAGGCGTTAAGTTTATTTCTGCCATATTGTTATTCCTGATAAGCCCACTTTAAATCATCTGGACAAGTCAACTTCACCCCATCTTTCAAGCACCACATTTCAATATCATTTAAAAACTCAGCCATCTGCTTTGTTGTGGCTTCT